TGTGTATTTTCTCGTGAAATATGAGCGATATGTCGTGACGTCCCTGTCACAGATTTCATCACACTGAGAACGTGCCGATGAAGGTTAAGATATCTTCTTCTTCGAAACGCTCTTTCAGCAGGTCACGGAACTCTTTGGCAATTTCTTCTTCCGCAGCTTCAACACGCACGATACGTAGCACCAGAACAGGCTGTTCGCTTGTCAGAATGCTTAATCGCAGCGTGAATTCCCTGTTGCCCAGGCCCTCGTATGGGATGCATTCAAAGCGGAAAGTGGCAGGCATGATTTCTTTGCTTTTAGCCTCCACGGACTCCATGACTGAGCGGCTACCGCTGAAGTTTTGCTCTTCATATTCAGCACTGCGTTTTGCGTCGATGGTAAGACGACGGATAGCAGAGATAGCCTGTTTGATATCCAGCACATTACCGTCGCTGTCATAGGCTGTGAGGAAGTCGGCCCAGTCTTCCAGCCATTCAGCGAGAGATTTCTGGAGTTGTTTTTTGCCGTCAACGTCACGCAATGCGCGATATGGTGATGTGGCTTTCAGTTCCAGCAGTGCCTTGTTGTCAGCGTGTCCAGGTTGCTCCAGAGTGCCGATATTGAACACAGTGACTGCTTTCATCGTTTCCGCGTTAATGAAGCAGCGGGAGCACTCATCGGCATACCCTTTGCTGTATTCAACAAAGTCATCAATACTGGTTGTGGTCATGACTCCACGGAAACGAAAACGTTCTGTCATGAATCGTTCCAGACTTTCGATATTTACATTGTCCGGCAATAACGCAACAGGGCATTCCGTAAGCGGCAAATTTTCACCAGAAAAAGCAGTAGTGGTGAGTTTTACAATTTCTTTAATGGCATTGCTATCTAACTGAGACATGTATATTTACCTTTAATTTATGGATTTAGGGATAATGCGCGAGCGTTTTAAGGCGGGGATTATTCAGCGTAAAACAGCGTCATGTTGACCCTGTTTATCGAAAAGCTGTCCCTGGTCTTTCTGGAACAAAGTAAGCTCACCACCTTTATTTACAAACATCGGGGTGTTAGTTGTGTCTTCTTCTGATTTACTACCACGCATTGTCGGGCGTGTGAATTTTAGTTTATGGGAAACTGATACGCGATTTTCATCAAGTGAAGATAATTCGAATTCAACACATACCTTTCCTTTTTTGTTTGTGCTGTTTACGCCAAAGGCAACTTCACTTAATACCGCACCAAGTTTGTTAACAAATACCCCGCCGTCGAGGTCGTTAATGAAAACATTAACATCAGTTTGATGCTGGTTCATATTAATATCTCCGTGTAGAGGTGTGTTAAGGCTTCAGTTGTTCACTGCATTTAAAGCCTGGTTTTGTTTGTGAATTAAAAACTATCGCTGCCGTACTGCCAGTAACCTGGGTCGTCCGTGTGATTCGGGTTTACGTTTTTTCTGCGATTGTCTTTGTCTTTGAGAGTGGAAACCATATTTGCTACCGTTTCTGGTTTCTTTCCTTCAGCTTTTTCTTTCAGTGTCTGCCCTGTTTCTGCAATGAATGGAATGCGGATTTCCATCTGGTAACCGTCTGCGCCAGTCTTTCTGTTTGTGGTTAATACTTTCTGGAGGACGAGTCCGATTTTCTTTCCGTGAAACTCAGGTGCAACATATTTACTGACGGAAACCATATGCTGCGTTAACTGCCCAATTCCTGTGCATCCCATCATGGCGTGAATAATGCTCGCCCCAAATTTATTTTCAGTGCCGTCATTCTTCTGAACACAAACACTGAGATACTGGATTTTCCGTCCGTCGTCGGATTCTCCAGAAAACTCAATGAATCGGGCACCTTTTTCTGATTGCTTGAGTTCTGCTTCGGTGATGTTAATGATATGCGCACCCGTTTCGGTAATAAAACCACCTTGTCCGGCGGTCAGTGCTGATTCTTCGTTATAAGTAAAAATCACTTCATCCATTAGTTATTAACCCCCCATTGTTCTCCAAATACAAAACCAATTTCCGCCAGTGCTTCGTCCATTTTGTCGATAAACTCCGGCACCATCTCATCAAAACTCGCCATGTACTTTTCATCCCGTTCGACCACGACATAATGCAGGCCTTCACGCTTCATGCGTGGGTCGTAGTTGGCGAAGTACCAGGCGTCCTTGTCTGTAACCCACATGCTGAATTGCACCTGGGCCATGTAAGCAGGCTTGATAGCGTCAAAGCCGCCAAGCCGGAATTTCATGAAGTCGCGGGAAGTAAAAGGGCATTTAAGCTCAAGACCGTTACCATCGCTGCATAAACCATCGGGAGAGCAGGCGGTGCGCATGCTTTCGTCACGAAAAATTATGGGTGTTTCCGAGACGGTAACATCCGCGATAAATTCAAAGAGGGCACGGGCATCATCTTCATATTGCTTTCCCCATGCGAGCGACTTAGCGTTAACTTCCGGTGCCACGCCAGTACAAACTTCAGCCAGCAGGGTGTGGAAGTATGACATTTTTGTATCAGGCCATTTGCTGCCGGAACGTGGCTTTGCTATCACATTGTGAACTTCTGAAGCAGTGATAACACCGAGTCTCAGCTTGTGCCATCCATCATCGCCCTGGTCGAGGCTGGTAATATCCACGCCAGTTCGCTGGAGAATAATTTCTGGTGTCATGACACGGCCTCGCTGTTATTTTCCGTGGTGGCGTGAATTTTCGCTTCCGCCGTGGCCTTGTTTCTGGCAGCTTTCTTTTTGACAAAATCAAGCGTTTTGACAGCTTCTTCCTGACTGAGATATTCATGTGATGCAATCATGCGACGGAATGTTTTGGAACATATGGGAAGCAGATCATCCCATGTCTTGTTAATTTCGGTCATTGCCTGAGTGATCTCATTGATAATCTCATCTGATGCGGGAGTGACGTCACGCTCAGGGATGTGATCAGCATTCAGGATGATACCTTCACCGGCCTGAGTGTTCAGGTAGTCGATAGCTGTATCCAGGCGATCGCGACGGGGCCAGTATTTGCTGGCGCGCTTAACAATGGCTTTTCTGGCCATTTCATCGGGGAAACTATCCCACGGGCTACTTCCTCCTTTCCCTCCGGCCTTGCTGCACGCCCTGATGACTTCGATTTCCCTGTTGCTCATCTCTTCGGTCAGATAGTCGCCTTCGGATGTTTTTACGACACAATAACCGCCAATGCGTGCGCCCCTGTCTACGAATGGGTTGTATTTGTGCGTGGGGGCGCAGTCAATACCGTTGGACTCGTAAATGTCTTTCTCGTAAACAAGTTTGCATTGCCCCCACTGAATGGCTCCTGTGACCTGTGCCAGATGCAGAAGTCCCATATAACTGATATCCAGGCATACAGCACCGCCTCGTGGGACCAGATACGCCAGCTTGCTGGACGGGTTCAGGGTTATGCCGATGGCGGCAACATTGATGATAGCGTTCCGTGCGCTGGGCAGATTTGCCTGTGCTGTTTTAGCCAGAAAGTCATTTTTCTGGAATTGCTGAATTGCAAACTGACTTTCCTTCGCCCATGTCAGCGTCGGTTCAGTTAATGCCTCGCAGAAAAAACGCTCCTGCTGCTTAACAAATTCAACGATATCGAACATTTTTTGGTCCTGAAAATCAGAAAGGACAGGGGGAGAATTTTCTCTCCCATTCTTCTTCCGCCCGAGCATAGGCGATCGCTGAGATATAATCGTTGTACGCCTCTTCAGCTTTTTCGCCAGTGAGTGCCAGTTGGGCTTCTTTGGGTAAAAAAAGGCTGCTCATAAGCAATGGTTTATCGGGGAACATGCTGATAAGCTCCTGCGCCCGATCATCAATCCATTTATCCTTTTCATCCTGAATTTGCTGATTAGCCCAGCGACGCTCCTCTATGCGGTCGCAGGTGAGGTATGCGTTCATGGCGGAACTCCTGATTCCGGTTAATGCATTAAATTAATTTGTCGGGAAAGCTGACAGACAGGGCAGTTACATTCTTCCTCTTGCTCCTTAGCGAAGAAATATGCAGCGGCCTGTAATGCGATGTCTTCTGGATGTTCCGCGATAAACATAACATTGCCTTCCGTATCAATAACAGAAATAGCCTCATCAGGCAGGACGACAAAATAGGCGATGATTTTATCATCCATAAAAACTTCTCCCATTATCGTTTTCGCTGGCGTTATGACGCTTTTTACATTGATATTAATTTCTTGATTGAGCATGATATTTCCTTTCAGGCTGGTGAGATTAACGGTTGGCCTTTATTGTTCAGGTAAACTTCTATTGCATCTGAGATAATGCGAATTTTTTCAATCAGTGAATGTGCGTAAAGTGCATTATTAACGTTAGCTGACGCCATGTAATAACGCCCGTTGTAAAGAATTGCAGTGCCGGGTTTAACGTCCTCGCGAGAAACTAATGCGGTTCCGTAGTGAGGTTTGAGCATGACAAATCCTCCGGTTAATTAATCCAGATATTTAATTTAATCCCCGATATGTGGTCGGGGATGGGGTTAATTAAAGATTTACGTTGAAACCAAAGCGGGAAGACTTTTCCGATGTGCGGGAAATGTCCAGCAATTTACGGCGCATTTCTTCCGTCAGATGCTTGAAGGCGTTAAATTCAGCGACAGCGGCGTCAACGTTATAGCCTTTGCTGTGTAGCTCATTGAGGATGCGCATAGTTGGGCTTGGCATATCGAAGAGCACGGAAGCATCAAGGCTGATAACCTTGCGATCAACATAGTTCATCGTGGCGTAGGGATGGTTATCTGAGAACCACGAGAGAGGGTAGTTGATAGATAGCGTTGATTCTGGAAGCTGAAGTTGTTCTGGGATTTTTTGACTGAAATAGCAGTCTTCCAGTTTTTCGAACACTTCCCACGCCCGATCGGTTTCGAGCATTTTTGCGTGACGGGCTGCGCCGCGTTCTGTCCAGAGGATGAGGGAGCGAACGTTACGGGCGATTTTCACAGAAGGTCTTAAAGACATGCTGTGCTTAAATTCCCGCAACTCCTCATTCTCAAGTAAAAAGTAGTGCTTACCGATAACAAATCGTCCAGAATTCCGATTGAAATTTTTTCGGATGTAATCTGGTTCTGTGCCATATAAGCTGGCAAGAAGCTCTGTAGTCACCACAGGTATATTACTAAATGAAATTATGGAGAGGGACTCCACGGAGATGGTTTTCATGCTTTGCGTCCTACTTGATATTTTGATTTACCCCTTTTGAGAGGGTGACCGGGCGCTCAAAACCGCAAGTAGTCGGCGGGCATATTCCCATTGCTGGTATTGTATTAGCCGCACGCCCGGTCATAAACCAAGAAGACTGGACACAAAAAAACCGCATGTCTGTCGGGCGCGGTAACCGCTACTTGCTAAGGTGTTTTGAGCACCATGAGGCAGAATATATCCCCGTTAATGCAGCATTGTCAAACGATCTGTTCTTTAAAGACTTAACGAGAAGCCTTTTCGGGAATTTCGATCTGACAGTCTTGAAATATCCTGTAGCGTGCGGCGCATTTCTTCCGTCAGATGTTTGAAGGCGTTAAATTCAGCGACAGCTGCGTCGACGTTATAGCCCTTGCTGTGTAGCTCGTTGAGGATGCGCATAGTTGGGCTTGGCATATCGAAGAGCACGGAAGCATCAAGGCTGATAACCTTGCGATCAACATAGTTCATCGTGGCATAGGGGTGATGCTCTGAGAACCACGAGAGAGGGTAGTTGATGTTCATCGCAGGAGAAGACAGGGCCAGTTGTTTCTGTTCCCATAGTTGTTTTTCCATGCGATCGAATTCAGCAATGTAGGCTTCTTTGAAAGCGGCGGCTTTTTTACCAGTGAATCCCATC